CTTCCTACTCAATCAAGGCAAGATCAAACGCGTCCTAGTTATATGCCCTCTATCAATCATGGACTCAGCATGGCGCGAAGACCTGTTTTCCTTTGCCCCGCATCGCAGTGTAGACATAGCCTACGGAGCATCTAAGAAACGCAAGGCAATCATAGAGCAGGGTGCAGACTTTGTGATAATAAACTATGACGGTGTAGAGATTGTATCCGAGGAGATTGCCAACGGTGGGTTTGATCTCATCATCGTAGACGAGGCAACACACTACAAGAACGCGCAGTCGAAACGATGGAAGACACTAAACAAACTTATCAAGGACGATACGTGGCTGTGGCTAATGACGGGTACTCCCGCCGCACAGTCTCCGCTTGATGCTTACGGGTTAGCTAAGATGATTAACCCCCTCAACGTGCCAAGGTTCTTTGGGTCGTTTAGAGATATGGTCATGCGCAAGGTTACGCAGTTTAGGTGGATCATCAAACCAGAAGCAACCGACCTTGTGTTTAACGTGTTACAACCTGCCATCCGCTTCACCAAAGAACAGTGCCTTGACTTGCCAGCTATGACCTATGTCAAACGTAAGGTAGAGTTGACGCGCCAGCAGCAGAAGTATTACGACATGCTGAAGAAGAAACTTGTTATGACAGTGGGTGACGACGAAGTATCCGCAGTGAACGCCGCCGTCATTATGAACAAGCTGCTGCAGATTTCCGCTGGTGCTGTGTACACTGACGAGGGCGACACCTTAGAGTTTGACATCAAGCATCGGTATAAAGTGTTAAGAGAAGTGATCGACGAGAGCAGCCAGAAGGTTCTCATCTTCGTGCCATTCAAGCACACCATTGACATACTGACAGATAAGTTGCGTACTGATGGGATCACCACAGAAGTTATACGCGGTGACGTGCCTGTAGCTAGGCGCACGGATATATTTAAACGATTCCAAACGACCGATAACCCACGTGTTCTGGTTATCCAACCGCAGTCTGCGGCACACGGTGTTACGTTAACCGCTGCCAATACAGTTGTCTGGTGGGGTCCAACACCGTCCTTAGAGACCTACGCGCAAGCAAACGCACGGGTACATCGGTCAGGTCAGACGCATCCGTGTACTGTCGTACAGCTTCAAGGCTCTGCTGTAGAAAAGCGTGTTTACGCACTTCTCGACAATAGAATTAACGTCCACACAAAAATGATAGATTTATACAAAGAAATACTTGACTAGCCTATCGCTCGGTACTACAGTGTAATTCTCGTTAGTGCAGGAGAGTTGATATGAGCGATAATGGAGACGTACCTGCGGACAAACTTACTAAGGCTTACATTAAGATAAGGTCAGAGAGAGCGTTGTTGTCTGCAAAATTTAAGGAGGAAGACGGATCGTTGGTTCGCCAACAGGATGTCGTGAAGAAAGCGTTACTAGACTACTGTGATACTCACAATGTCGAAAGCGTACGAACATCTGAGGGTTTATTTTTCAGGTCTACGAAAACGAAATACTGGACGGGAGATTGGGAATCCATGTACGAGTTCATAAAAGAACATGACATGCCCGAGTTCTTGGATCGGCGTTTGAACCAGACTAACGTCAAACAATTCTTAGAAGAGAACCCAGATGTTATGCCAAAAGGGCTTAACATTGATAACGAATACGTAATCTCAGTTAGGAAAAAGTAATGGCAGAACCATTTGTACCAATAGAGAACTTGGCAAAGCATTTTTCTGTGTCAATCTCTACAATCCGAGCGTGGGTTCGGCAGGGTCACATCCCTAAAACCACGTATATTAAGATAGGCAATACCTACCGGTTTAATAAAACTTCTGCGACTGAAGCACTTACAAAGAGTGCGCAGGATGTAGATGAAACACCGATTGAAGAACAGTTAGAGTTCGATTTCGGTACAGACGAAGACGTATAACGCCAGAAGGAGAACGACATTGGCTGAACAATATATTATCGAAAACGTAGAAGCACTATGGCCTAAGATCGACAAGACGTATGTCTTCGATCAGAAGGTAAAACGTAGTGTACCATGTAGTCCACGAGACACAGGCGCTGAGTTTTCAGTTGCATTTCGTATGGATGGCGCTACAGCAAAAGCCTTATTCCTGCAGATGAAAGCAGCGTATGACGCCAGCAAAGAACCTAAGTGGGAACAGAAGTTGGCTAATCCGTTTGTTAAAGCTGACGACGGTACATACACTCACAAGGCAAACCTAAAAGGTGCCTACAAAGGTGAGATTACTACTAAGCCGTTACAGGTTGACAGCCAAGGCACACCGTTGCCAGATGACTTTCAGCTAACTACGGGTAGCACAGTCGGTATAGCTGTGCAGCTTATACCTTATGACTTTGGTGGTAAGCAGAACGTGTCCTTACGGTTAAAAGCTGTACAGGTTATCAAGTACGTTCCGATGGAAGTACGTAATCCGTTCGGTGCAGTAGACGGGGGGTTTGTATTAGAAGACGCTAACCCGTTTGCAAAGGCCACGGTTGCACCAGCCCCAGCCCCTAAAAGCAATAACGTGCTAGAGGCAGACGATGGGTTTGACGAAGAAGCTCCGGTAAAAAGAACTGCTAAAAAAGCAGACGACCCTGCTCCTTCCGGTGAAGGTGATTTAGACGACATCCTTGATAAGTGGGACGACTAACGATCCCCTGCCACGGCTATTAATTTAGCCGTGGTTAACCTTACAATGGCGAGTGGTGGCTATGGAAACGAAAAGATTTTTAGATTTAGTATTAGGCTCTGAGGGCTATTACTGTGTGTGGGCTAATAACCCTGCTAAACAAATACAACAAAAGTTCTATACTTCTGTAGAAGAAGTTATAAGCGCGGCGCATGACCTTAGCGATCATGGTTGGAACGCGTTCTACGCACTAGGAACTTATGAGAAGGCTGGCTCCCGTGTAGCGGATAACGTCATGCGGATGAAGTCGTTCTTCTTAGACCTAGACTGTGGACCTACCAAAGAATTTGCAGACAAAGAAACTGCCATCGCGGAGTTGCAAGGTTTCTGCAAGCAGCACAGTCTACCTACCCCTACACTTGTTAACTCAGGACGGGGCATACATGTGTACTGGATTTTAACCGAGGCTGTTGCGCGAGACGATTGGTGGCCAGTAGCTGAACGCCTGAAGAACTTATGCACAGCCAGCGGTTTTAAGGCTGACCCTTCGGTTACTTCTGATGCGGCGCGTATCTTACGTGTACCTTCTACTTACAACTACAAGTATGACCCCCCACTACCTGTTACGTTTTACGGTATAGAAGCTCCTACCACTGTGGGGTTTGAAAAGTTTTCTGCGTTACTTGGTGGTGATCCGATACCAGTACCAACCAAGTACACGGCCAGCACCACTAGTGCGTTCCAAGACGCGATGAACGAAAACCAAAAAGGTAGTTTCAAGCGGTTACTGCTTAAAACAAACAAAGGTAATGGGTGTGGGCAGATAAGTCACATTATCCAGAACCAGAAAACAGTACCCCATGATCTATGGCGGTCAGGGTTGTCTATTGCAAATGTATGTAAAGACGGGGACAAAGCGGCAGCGCTTATGTCAAGTGAACACGAGGACTACAGCCTAGAAGCTACACTGCATAAGATGGCAGACACAGGCGGTCCACATTTCTGTTCAACGTTTGAGTTACACAACCCTGAGATATGTGCCGTCTGCCCTAACAAGGGCAAGATATCCACACCTGCTATGCTCACGAAAGAGATACGGGCGGCGGCACCAGAGGATAACACTGTAACAGACATGACTAAGGATACTCCACAGATATACCAAATACCTGTGTTTCCGAAGCCATACTTCCGTGGGCAGAACGGTGGGGTGTATGTACGCGGCGAGAACGCAGATGGTGACCCAGAAGAGGTTTGTGTGTACCACCACGATTTTTACGTCACTCGCAGGTTACATGATGTAGAGCTAGGAGAAGTCATAGCGTTTGCGCTTCACTTGCCAAGAGATGGGGTGCGGGATTTTATTGTGCCGCTATCTTCGGTTACCTCAAGGGAAGAGTTCCGCAAACACATGTCTATGCAGGGCATAGTTACTTACGGGAAGGAAGTAGATAAACTTATGTTATATACAGCGGCATGGATAAAAGAGCTACAGCAAACCACCACAGCGAGTGAAGCGCATCAACAGTTCGGGTGGGTTGACGACGAGAAGATGGACGAGTTTGTGCTGGGCGACCAACTGATTACCGCCAGCGGGATAGAGTACAACCCTCCGTCAAGTAAAACCGCAGGGTATATAAGCAAGTTCAAGCCCAAGGGTTCAAGGGAGCGTAACAAGGAGATACTGGATTTCTACGACCAAGACGGGATGGAGCTACAGCAGTTCACAGTGTGTGCAGGGTTCGGCACTATACTCATGCCACTAACAGGTTTGTACAGTCTAGGTGTCCATCTGTTTGGAGAAACAGGTGCTGGTAAAACAACTGCCATGTACACGGGTACGTCTATATGGGGTGAACCACGTGGGCTGACGGGGACCAAGGCAGACACACCTAACTCTCGTATGAACGTGGCTGAAGTTATGCACAACATGCTCCTCAACACGGACGAGATGACAAACATCCTTGGGAGACAAGCCTCAGATTATGCGTATCAGTTATCTGAAGGGACGCAGAAGAACCGGATGGCGGGGGGCGGCAACTACGAACGTGTCAGGGGCAAGCCGTGGCATTTGTTAGCGTTTTCTTCTGGCAACGTCAGTATGTACGCGCAGATGGCTATGGTGAAGGGTGATACTAAAGCCGAAATGCAACGACTATTGGAGCTTCGGACAGACGAGATGCCACAGGTGCCTGTTGACTTACGTGTAGGCGCTAAACTCTTTACAGATATTCAGAACAACTACGGGCATTACGGGCCGGAATTTGTGAAATACGTTATAGAAAACAGAGACGAGATAGCCGCAGATTACGAGCGCATAAAAGAAAGATTAGATAAGAAGGCAAGGTTGACTAACGTCAACCGTTTCTGGTCTGGGGGGTGTTCTGCGATACTTGTAGGAGCGTTGGCAGCTAAACGTGCAGGGATAATTAATTACGACATAAAGAAACTATATAACTGGGTAGTCGGCACCTTGACTCGCGTTAAGGCGTTTGTAGATGACAGCACTGCGTCTGTGCAAACATTGGTCACCGAGTTCGCCACAGAGCATTGGGGTAGTATCCTTAAAATTAAAAGCACTGAGAAATTGCCAGATATAGAAGGTGTTACATCTATGGTCATTCCAGAACATAACCCACGAGGTATGTTTGTGGCGCGGTACGAAACAGATACAAATATGCTGTACCTTGTACCTAAGACTTTTAAGACATGGTTGGGTGAGCAGAAGATAGATTACATAAGCACAGTGGATGGTATGACGAAACAGATGGGGGCTAAGAAAGTTACTATGCGTCTGAGCAAAGGCACTAATTTTAATCTGCCCCCCATACGCACTATAGCGGTGAAGTTAGAGGGGTTTAGCATTGCACCAAAAGCCTCTCAAGACTGACGATATTAACCCTGACACTGTTAAGATTATAATTCAGTGGGATAAGATGGTTGTTGGTGCATCGGTGTTTGTCCCTTGCATTGACACTGAAAAAGCCAAGCAGCAACTGGAAAAAGTCGCAGAGTTAAAATCATGGCAAGTAGCAATGCGGGTCAGAATAGAAAGCGAAATGTTTGGGGTTCGCATATGGAGAACTGTGTGATAGCCTACCTTTGACAGGTTCGGACACACTTGTCGTTCTCCTTACTATGCCCCCGCCTTACCAGCGGGGGTTTTTTAGTTGAAGAGTTGTATTCCTTGGTCGTACTCTTCCAAGCTACTGCGCATTAATGGTGTGTACTCAATACCACCTATCATCTTACCTGTTCGTGTATCGAATGCCTTGCGAGACCGTTCGATTGTCTTTGGAAGGATAAGGTTTTTAGTTCGTGCAGCACGCGGCAACCCACTGTTGTACTCTTTTATATCCCTAAGTGCCTGTCTGTAGCCTTCCCGATCTCCGTTTGACGCCGCTAAGTTTGCTTGGCGTAGCAGAGATGTACGTTTTTTACCGAGGTAAGTATTCTTCCGCCGTTCGTTCTTGTTTATGTCATATTGTCTATTGACATCAGCGTTAGCGAAGCCGCCAGCTTGAGCGAGTATCTGAGCAATACCTATGTCTTCAACAACGGCGTCACCTCTGCGAGTTTGTACCTCACCTGTAGCTATCTGCTCACCACTCTTTAGCACGTTGCGCACCGCAGCGGGGGCTATAGCTTTAACAGCCCTTGCATACTCGCCCTTTGCAGCATCTTTAAAACCACGTTCAACACTTAGCCCGATACCTACAACGGGACCGCCGAATTGTTCTATAAGAGTGTAGAATGCTGATTGGTCTTTATCAATAATTGGTGGGCGGTATAGCAGACTGTTCATACCGATACGGCTGGCAACATCTACACCCAGAGCCGCGTTTATGGCCCCGCCATACAACCCTTCGCCAACGACCTTGCGAAGCATAGAATCAAAGTCATCCTCATCCTCGTCCTTGAAGAAGATGTTAAAGATTTGCCCTGCCGCACCTAACAACGGCATACCGGCAACACCGGCAAACAGCCCAGTAGATATCAGAAAACGCGCCAACTGCCCCTGCGCTATTTTGCGGTTTGCTACGGTATCTGCATCGCCTCCTGCTTGGAACGCTTCGTTCGTCATAGTTGCCATCATGTGGTATTTACTAATAGCAAACCGCTTAAACAACATAGCGACGTTGCCCACCGCTGTCTGCGAATACACAGGGCGTCCTGCGGATGCTGTTGCACCCAGAGTAAATTCTGTTTCTTTAACGGCAACTGCAGCGGCTTCACGTTTTTCGAGGTCTGTAAGTGCGCTGCCTTTCTTTGCTTTCATACGGTCTACTTCAAGCATGTAGTTAGCAGTCATTGCAACTTCGCGGTTGTAACGCTCGGAATGGTGGAACAAGAAACTTGTCCAAGAGTTTATCTTCTCTAAAACATCTTTAGCGTTGTTCATATCCAGTTCTTCTTGGTTCAAGGACTGGTTTATCTGTGCGTTCTCTGTAGCAACTTCAGCTAGTATTTCTAAGTCTTTTATTCTGGGGTCAAGGTTAGGGTCAGTGTAGTCGTAGTTGCCTATAGAAAACCCTGCCATCCCAGTGTTAACTTTGCGTTTGGTCATGTTGCCATTTTCGTCCATGACGGCGACCATTTTAGTTTTTGGGCTTCTCGCTAGAATAGATGTAGCCGCACCCATAGCTCTGAAAGTAGCCTTGTCACCGTACCGACCCATGAGGCGTGGAGCCGTACTCATAAGTACGTCGAAGGTGGTAATAGCAGCGGAAGACAAGTTCCAACCCATAGTCCATGCGTACCCTGCAGCCGTGAGTGATTGAGACCACCGTGGAATATTAGGACTCTTGGCGAAGATAACAATCTTATCCAGCCTGTCTCGGTACAACATCGTAGTAGGGTCTGTTCTCTTTGCGTCTAGTCCTAAGACATCGCGTTGGAATATTTCTAGCTTGGCACCATACTCCATTTGCACAAGTTGACGGTTGTAATCACGTCCTTTGGTCTGAACCATATCTATAAGGTCGTATGCCTCTGCGGCCATGCCTGTAGGAGTAACATCTCCTAAGAAACCACGAACGTCTTTACGTTTTTGAAACGACTGCATGAACGAACGCTCTGGCATAGAGTCAATGGCAAGGTTTACAACACGCTCAACTGTTGCCTTGTCCGCACCCTGCGCGTTTAATATTTGAAGTACCTCGTAAACAAACGAGGTTGGCGGTGCTTTGCTAAAGTCTCGTACTTCAGAGGCAGTACCTGAAGACATCCCCACAGGGTTGCCATCCTTATCAACGATATACGCCCGTCTTGGGTCGTTTGCGGCGAGTTTAGCTAATGAACTTTTGTTGTATTCTAAAACTTTTACTTTGGCTTTCTCTCGCTGCCTCATTGTTTTAAAATATTCTACAAATAATTCAGGTTGACCTGTTTCAGGGTCAAGGGCGTTGTACTCCAGACGGTGTGGCCCAAAGCGGGTGAGTGGCGCAAACGGTTTAATGGTCCCACGTTCTCGGTTTAAAAGTTCGGCCAATTTGTCTCTTGCCTTCTTCCGCGCCGTAACGTCCCCTATGGTGGCCGCTAAGTTTGTTTCTATTGCGCCCATGACGTCGTTCAGAGA